TTAGCCCATAGTCCTGGACGTTTACTATGTTTTGCCATCTAACACTTCCATCTTCTTCTTGCTTGTCTCAACCTAGAGTTAGGATTTTTTGCTGCTTTAGGAAACTTTTTCATTTGTCCTGCTGATCTAGCACAAAATGATTTACGTCTTTTAGCTGCTTTACTACCTTTTTTAACTTTACCAGTAACAGCGGTTTTTAGTTTTGATCCTGGATTTTCTCGACGATATCTAGCCACTCCAGCTTTAGTCATACCAGCGCCTTTTTTAGTGGGCCTAAAATATTTTTTAGTCTTTGGCGGTTGCTTGTCCCTATTTCTACGCATAAGTTGTTTTCTTTCTGCGATCTGACATTACCACACCACAACCTTTGTGATTACGTTTTTTATATTTTTTAGTGGTCTTACCCAGTTGTGCTCTAGAAATAGTCATTTAGCAAATGTTTTAACGTTGGTCGGTTTACCTCCCACTCCTTGTTTCTTAGCGCGTTTTCTTTTAACAGCTGATCTAATTTGAGACTTTGACATACGTGCTGCTTTAGCTGCTGGCACGCATTTAGGATATTTTCTTTTAGATGATTTAGCAGATTTACGGCCACATTTTTTAAAGCCGCCACCCTTTTTAGGTGCACCTATGTCTACCCAATCTTCTTGAAACCATTTTTTAAGTCCAGTGCTCATTAAACTATTCTATAATCTTTGCCATTGAAAGTCATGGCTACTTTACGGTTCGCTTTACCTACAAATGATACATGGACCCAACCACTACGAGGATCGGTGCCGTCATAGTATTCTAAAATAATTTGATCGTACTCTAAGTTGTCTTTTATGTAATTGAATAAATCGTAGTTATCTACCGTAGGTATTTCTATATCTACCGCTTGTCCTAAACAGTGTTGACTTTTAGCAGAACCGCCTATGGCTTTATTTAATTCTGGACAACGATAACCACTATTAGGAGTAAAAGGCACTTTGTAATAGTCTCGTAAAGGTTGTACTACAGAAGCGCACAAACATTTTAAACTTTTAAAAATTGTTTTGTCAGTAACAGAATTATCAATACCTTTTCTAGTAGCAGTCTGACTCTTAGTAAATTCTCTAAGAGTAAAGTTATTACTTAGTTTTGTATCGTTGTTCCAACTTTTTTTAGTTCCAAATGTTTAAAAAAATAGGATTGACTACGTTTTCTACTACAGTCATTAACGAATCAAATAATTCAGGACAATGTTCGTTAAAGACTATCTCAGGTATTTGTCGTAGTACATCTTCTTGTGGATTAGGTTTAAAATCAATGGTTTGTTCCATGTGTTTTACTTCATCAAGCAACACTTCACAAAACTTCTTTGAGAACAAAGGTAGAGTATAAACGTCAGGTACGGGCTCTTTTATGATTGCATCTAAAGGAGTTTTTTCTAAGTCCTTGGTCCCTAGCTCCTCGTAAAAGGTTATGATATTACCTAACGAAGCTTTGGTTCTTTCTAAGGTATCTGGTTCTATAAACCAGTCAGCAGGATATTTTAGTAATAAGTTTTTAAACTCATACACTACTTATCTCTCTGCACACCTTTCATTTTTTCGTACGATCTTAAGCCCCCAAGCCCAAGCATGCCCATAAGAATAGTGCTAAGTTGTGAGAAATCAAAAGTTGGTAGCTCTGTGTTGACTCCTGACAACACTAAAACAAACCCTAACATGGGTGAGATTACAAAATGATAAGCTAGTGCAACACCGCAAGTCCAACCTACAAAGGGACGCCAACCTGCAACAAACATACTCTTGTGTGCTGCTTCTTGTTTATTTATTTCTATCTGCGCTAAATTAGCTGAATGAAAAGCGGTCTTGAGCTCATGGTCGAGTTTAGCCTTCAAATCCTTATCAGCCACAAATTTGTCAAGCACGTTGCCAGCTACGCCTACTATTGATTCAATCATTATTCCTCATACAAGTTGTTGAAAGTTATACTAGGGTCTAAATAACTTTCATGTTCTTCAGCAGAGTGAGTCCATTGTGAAGGAGTAAAGTCAGGTGCACCCTGACCTGTAACCCATAACGCTGGACTAGTCGCCCTAACTCTATTATTAGGCAAAGCAACAAAGTTACCTTTCCACTTGCCTTCTTCGGTTATATATAATACATGCGATTGTTTATGTTGAGCAGGATCGTCAGCAATATCTGATTCGGTATAATCTACAGTGAACAAATATTTACCTTGATAAAAATCACTACCTATCTTGCAAAGCCAAGGACTTGAGCTCACTCGATCCATAACTATAGTGCTATGCGTTCTTGATTCGCAGTCCCAAGGTTGAGCTAAATGATCTTCCATAGGTTCAGGCCATTCTTCTACAGGTATGTCTGCTATCAAAGCTTGAATAGGCATCCGTGCCCACATGGCGCCACCGTGCACGTTTTTATCAGGATCGTCTTCTTCACAACCAGTAAAAACTACTTGAAAGCTTAAGGATCTATCGGGGATGGTGTTCACTGCAATAGCCAACGCATGAAGGTACTCGCCATGATAGTCTTCGTGATTCGCTGTAAACTCCTTTCTTACCCAACACTTAAAGTGGGGTATGTTACTAAGTAGAAAAGCCACTAATTATTTTCTTTTCTTTCCGCCTTTTTTCTTGTACTTAGTTTTTTTCATAGCAGCAACTTTGCCGCCTTTTTTCATGTACTTAGTTTTCTTCTGACCTGGCATCTTGTCTCCTTGTTTTTGTATTAATTTTAATCATTGGAGGAAGCTTAACTGTATCCAAAGGATCTAGTGGTAAAGTTTCTCCAAGAACACTTTTCTTTGTTTTGCCAAACATAGTTAGTCTATTTTACTACCAGCGGGTACTATTTTACCACCTTTTCTTTTAACCATATCTTCGGCAAAAACTTTAGATAAGTTTCTGCCTATGAGAAAAGGTTTTCCGTCGTACTCGCCCACTACGTCAAATTTCATTCCTGTAGTCATAATTAACTCCGTTAAGATGATCTGTAACCACCACCTCTTTTTTTATAAGTTCTTACCAACCAAGCATTAGCATAAGCTGAAGGGTAAACCTTAAATTTTTTCTTTGCCTCGGATTTTACTCTAGAGTACAAAGCTGGATTTGTTGGTTTAGAACCACTTTTGCTCTTCGATTTTTTTGGTTTTCTTTTTGCAGCCATACTTACCTCCTTCTTTTAGATGTTGACTTTGCTCGTTTTAAATTTTTTTTAGTTGGTGCACCTTTGCTTCCTGGTTTACGCATGCGCTCACCACTACCTGCTTTTATACGTTTACGTTTGGCATGAATATTAGCCCATAGTCCTGGACGTTTACTATGTTTTGCCATCTAACACTTCCATCTTCTTCTTGCTTGTCTCAACCTAGAGTTAGGATTTTTTGCTGCTTTAGGAAACTT